TCCAGAAACTCTAGTTCCTCCCCACTCATCTCTAGACTCATAATCAATCCAATAGCACCCACAAACCTTACCAAGTTCTTTATGCATTCTATACATTAGATCATGCTCATCCATATCCAGAGGAGCAAATTCTTCATCCAAATAATTCATTTTTTTCAAGTCATCATGATCAATCATTAAAGGACCCCGATTAACTGAAGACCGAACAGCAAATACATCTCTTGGAGTATTTTTCATATCAGCATGGTCTGTATGAATGCAAATATCACACCAACAATCATCTAAATCTTCATTCATATTTAAATGCTGAGTGTTTGGATTAAAAATCCAATTATGAGCAGTTCGGGAGGTTACTGCAAATACATCATCAAAAGCATCGAAAGGTTCTTGCATTCTCAGATTCCACCCAGGTTCTTTAATAATCATATCATCTTGAACGATGATAACTTTATCTCCTACTGCTGATTTTAATCCAAGGTTATTTGCTTTAGTTTCGAACACATCAGGAGCATGAATTAGTTTATAATTAAGATCTTCAGTCTCTATAGATTGTAGTATAATACTTTCGGTATTATCAGTGCATCCATCAATAACAAAAATTAGTTCATAATCCCCCTCAGTATTTTCTAGGATACCATTAACAACGTGTTCTATTAACCACTCTTTGTTATGAGCGGTAAGAATAATACTATGCATTTTTAATACTTAATAAAAATGAATCTATTTCCCTCCCCAAATTAAATCCAAATTTTTCATTTCTTTCATACCAATAATCATAATCACATTCAATGTAATTTCTATACTCAGGACCACCTACAGTAAGACCTTCTCTTATTGCAATATTCGTGAGAATACTTTGATCATATCTGTGTTCTTTAAATCCATCCAATTCTTCCCCCAATACACTTTCATCACCAGAAACGATTTTGTAATCCAAGCAATATTCCAAATACTGATTTAAAATATCAATAGACTTCTTGCAGTTTTTCCATACTGAAAATCCTGCCTCAAGTTGTTTAGAATTCCAATAGTCCTCTTCATCACATTCCATCAAAATAAAGGTGTCTCTTTTTGTATATTCTCCATGTTTAGAATTTCCCAACAAAAGCATACAAAATTCATCAGGGTCTAAATTATTTTCAACATAACTAAAAAGTCCAGGAGAAAACATATCTTTTCTATCACAATAAATGATAAAATCACCTTCTTCAGTTTTCTTCATTGCATCCAGGATAATGTATGGTTTCCAAGCCCAGAAACCACCACCATCTTCATTGTCTAATAATTCTTTATTTTCACGGTAAAAATCAGTTTCCTCTAACCACTTTCTTCCATAAGAATGTGAAGGAATAGATTTGTGAACTCTATGAACAAATTGTTGTTGATCTACACTAACAGATCCAAATCTTTCATCAGCATATGTAACTAAATTCCAATTCATTTTATCTTATACCAATTTAATTTTCTGATTCCAATCAAAGGCAGTTCTAACTCTGCTATTGTCTATGTGCAAATAAGTTTTATTTTGTTTTCTATTGAATTTGATTAATAATGATCCATTTGAAGATATTATATCTATTACCTTAATAATAGACAAACTTTGGCCACCAACAAGATATGTTTGATGCGGAAATATTGGATTTTTTTCAATTACTTTATTAATTAAATCAACAAGATCATCAATGTGAATAATATCAATTTTAGTATTCAAATCTGCATATAATTCTATTACCTCATCAGTGTTTAAATTTTTTATTAATTTATCAACTAATCCATTTACCCTATTTCCCCTAAGGTTTTTTCCTCCCCAAACATTAGATACTCTTAATGTAACAGTATTGCAATTGATCGTGTTAATTATGTTCTCAACTTGTAATTTGCAATCGCCATATAAAGTTCTTGGTGATGGCGGAAAAGTTTCATCAACTATTCTTTCATATCCAAGATGAAGATCTCCTGCAGAAGATAAGAATATTATTTTTCCATTTGGATTTTTTTTGGAGTAAAAATCAAAAAGTTTTTTACTATTGGTAACATCATTCTTAAAAGATTTTTCAATTTCATCATAACTTGTCCTAGTTGTTGTAGACCAAGCAAAATGAACTAGGCATGAGTTTTCATGACTTTCAAATACATCTAAAACTTCATCTCTATATGATATTGCCTTAATAGTATAGGGACACTTTTTTACAAATTCAGCTCCTATAAATCCATTAGATCCAGTGACGTAAACTACCATTTCTTCATTCATGCTTTTCATTTTAATTTCTCCTTCACGTACTGCTGATTTTCATAGTAATCTATGACTTCATCTTTAGAAAGATTTTTTAAATAATCCCATAGTTCGTTATTTTTTTGCATGAATGGATTATTGAACCATGAGTTTTGCGTCCTCTTATGCTCCAAGTGATATGCATGATTATCAACTCTACCAATAGTATATCCTAAAATATTCCATCTATGGTGACGTTCAACATCTTCAGGTGCATATGCGATGAAGTTTTCGTTCTCTAAGTATCCTTCTTTATAAACTTCGGTATTAAAGAATTGTACCATTCCATATTCTGCCCACCCAAGACCATTTGAGTGCTGAGCATATCCATATGATTTATCAAGAATTTCTGGACTAAACTCCAAAATAAATTCCTTAATCAGATGATGCTTCAAAAGATTCTTTAAATCATTTTCATCTTCGACCACAGTATCAAGAACAACTTTACGCTCACCACCTTCCCCAAACCTGTATGGATATACAACATCGTATTTCTTAGAGTCCAACATTTCTTTTGCTTTCACATAAGAACTAATTGGAAGAATAATATCGGAATCATAATTAACTACAATATCAGTTGTAGTTTGGAGAATCATCTCATTTAAAAGTCTAGTACGATGAAAATGTTCATCATAGTTCTCTTCGAAGATATAAGTAAGATTCTTAGTATCTACAATAGATTCAATTAGTGGAAGTGCCCAAGTATTAAATTTGGACATTTCATCAGATTCTTTGATTATTACTTTGCAATCAAACTTAGATAACAAAAAAGATGTAGATAGAATGATGTTCCTAAGACGGTCATCACTATCAATTCTAAGTGGAATTATAAAAGTTACGTTACTTAAATCTATCATAGTTTTATCCAAGAACTAGGTATAAGGTCGCAAGTATCATTTTGTTCGCTCAAGGGAGGCCCAAACCATCTTGCAGGGGCAATAATTTTCTTGGCATTAGATAACCATGCACCCCACCAAGAGAAAGAAGAATTTGCTACAATATGATGATCACAAAGAGACATTAAACACATATCAAATAAATTACTATTACCTTGAGAGACATAAAATCTATCAGACTCAAATACTTCTTGATTTAATGCCCACTCAGGATCATCACTAAAAATGATAACTGGTAAATTAGAGTCCATTGAAGAAAGTGCTTCTTGGTAATATTCAAGAGAACAGCATCCATGCCAAGGTTGATTTACATAATCTCCCCGACGAATGTGAAGTGAAATTACACTTTCACTTTCAACAGATTCAAAGTACTCTTTTGCAGGAGTTCTAATATCTTCCTTAAATGTAAAGTCTTTTTTTATTTCTTCTTTAATTGATACAAAATATTTTTCAGATTGAAAATATCCAAATAGATCTACATTATCAGGGCAATCTTCATACAGAAACGAATCAAAATGAAAATGCTGTTCTTCTATTCTTTGTCGAACATTATTAAATCTTACATTTTCTTTAGGTAAACTATAAAGTTCAAATCCTTCAAGTAACTGATGATCATGCCAAGGATCTCTAAAGTCACTTGGAGGGATAGTAAAGTCGTAATTGTTTTTATCTGCCAATGACTTTAGTGTGGCATATTGAAACATCTGATTACCAAGTCTGCCATGGTGACCTAGCATATTAAAACTAATAGTCACTTTACCACCTCTTTGTACCACTCATATGTAGATTTAATACCTTCACGAAGACTAATCTTTGGTTCCCATCCAAGTGATTTGATTTTATCTACATTTAGAACTTTTCGGGGAGTTCCATTTGGTTTTGATGTATCCCATTCAGTAAATCCTGGAAAACCAACAACATTGGAAATAGTTTGTGCTAGTTCTTTAATGGTTACATCTTCACCAGTTCCCACATTAATATGCTCAGAATCATTATAATTCTGCATACAAATATAACATGCTTCGGCAAGATCATCAACGTGTAGAAACTCACGCATTGCAGAACCATCTCCCCACAGTTTTACATCTGGCCACCAAGGTCCTCCCATATCAATAGTATATCCCTCAGTTGTCGCATAGTGATATTTTGCAATCATTGCAGGAAGAACGTGTGAGGTTTCCAAATCAAAATTGTCGTTAGGACCATAAAGATTAGTTGGCATCAATGAAATTGCATTAAACCCATGCTGTTGACGATATGCCTGACACATCATAATACCAGCAATCTTAGCAATCGCATAAGCATCATTAGTTGGTTCCAAAGGACCAGTCATCAACTGATCTTCTGCGATCGGTTGATTTGCAAACTTAGGATAGATGCACGAAGAACCAAGAAACAAAAGTTTTTTAACATTAAAACGATGAGCAGCATCGATAATATTAGTTTGAATACGAAGATTCTCAGTTAAAAAATCTGCCTTGTAATTATTGTTTGCCATAATGCCACCGACTTTGGCAGCAGCAACAAAAACATACTCAGGTTTAATAAATCTAAAAAAAGCATCAGTTGCTTCTTGATCTGTAAAATCTACAACTTGACGTGTTGCTTTGATGATATTGGCATAACCTTTACTCTCAAGGTTTCTCACGATTGCTGATCCAACCATTCCGTTGGCACCAGCAACTAATACTCTAGAATCATTATCCATTAATGCACATATCCTTAACTAATTGATCAAATGAAATTTTAGGTTCCCAACCTAATTTTTCTTTTGCCTTAGTGGCATCACCTAATAAGGTCTCTACTTCAGCAGGTCGAAAATATTTAGGATTGACTCGAATAATCGTTTTACCCGTATTTGTATCAATACCAACTTCATCTAGTTCTTCACCTTCCCAGACAATATTCATTCCAAAATAAGGACCTGCTTTTTCAACAAATTCACGTACCGAATACTGAACGCCAGTTGCAATTACATAATCTTCCGGTTGGTCTTGTTGAAGCATCAACCACATTGCTTCTACAAAATCTCTAGCATGTCCCCAGTCACGTTTCGCATTTAAATTTCCAAGTTCAAGAACTTGCTGTTGCCCAGAATGAATTTTTGATAATCCTCTAGTTATTTTGCGGGTGACAAATGTCTCACCTCTACGTGGAGATTCATGGTTAAAGAGAATACCAGTGCAAGCATACATCCCATATGCTTCACGATAGTTTTTAGTAATCCAATAACCATAAAGTTTCGCTACACCATAAGGAGAACGGGGATAAAAAGGAGTAGTTTCACGTTGCGGAGTTTCTTGAACAAGACCATAAAGTTCACTGGTAGATGCTTGGTAAATGCGAACACGGTCTTCCATACCCAGAAGACGAACTGCTTCAAGAATACGAAGAGTTCCCATAGCATCGACATCAGCAGTGTATTCAGGCATCTCAAAGGATACTTTGACATGACTCTGAGCACCAAGGTTATAAATTTCATCCGGTTGAACTTTTTGAATAACTCTGACTATATTAGTCGAATCTGTTAAGTCTCCGTAATGTAACTTAATATTTTGATACAAATGGTCAATTCTCTGAGTATTAATTTGAGATGCCCTACGAATAATGCCATGAACTTCATATCCTTTCTCTAAAAGAAGTTCTGCAAGATAAGAACCATCTTGTCCAGTAATTCCAGTTATTAACGCTACTTTCATAGAAAAATTTGATTCCATACTATTATACTAAAAAAGAAGAGTCTTTGCAACTCTTCTTTTAATTATTTTAATTTTTTAGGGTCATTGACTCCACCACCTAGTTTTGCGAAACTAGGAAAAGTTGATGTAACTTTGATATTTCAGTAATACCAAAGAACGCACATAAGAACAATACATCCCAAAGTTTAAGTTTAATTGCAAAAGGAACTGTGAATAAACCACCGATAACTTTTAACATTAAACCATATTTAAAATCTCCCCATAACATAGTCTGATAACCAATTATAAGGAGAAAGTTTCCAATCCAACGAAGTAGATCAGATTTAGACATAAGGGGTTTTGCTCCCGACCAGTGCTGTTAAAGTCCATCCGTGACTATTTACTCATCATCGTCTCTCACGTAACAAGGAACTCTGTCCGGGTCAAGCCATTTTGCATATTCAAAATCTTCCATTGCAGTAGAACATTGTAGACCATTATCAAAAAGATAAATGTCATTCCAGCGTTTTGTATATTCATTTTGTTTTTGCATACGGTAATCTGGTTTACCGTTGATTTCAAGAATTCCTACCTCAACGAAGCGGTATCCTTCACGTTCCAAAAGAACTTTGGGAAGTCGTGTTGTCATGCAACCTCGACGGATTCAAGATCTGCAAGCACATATTCCATAAGCATCTCATAATCATCAAGAGGATCACCCGAGAATACTACGCCTTCATTCTCATAGAAACGACGAACCTTTTTGTAGAGTTTCGGATTCTTTACATCAAGGTAGAAGTCACCGTTTGCTGCGCCGCGAAGGGTTTGAACGTCTTTCTTGAATTTTGCTGTGAGAGTCATTGTTTTGAATGTTGACTTTAGTAGTATAGGAAGATATTGGTCAGAAGTCAAGTGTTCACTTTTAGAAGTGTCTACCTTAGTTTTGGACCCAACATCCAAGCGACAAGACTTACTCTAGTTCCTTTAGTAACAGGAGTAACTCTATGAGGGATTCTAGAATCAAAAATTATCATAGTGCCTTTTGACCTTTCCATTTTTATGTTATTTCCATGATAATCTATTATTTCCAGATCACCTCCCTCAAATTCATTAGGATCAGTAACCAACAAAGTAGCACTTAGTTTTCGTGTATGCTCAACTACAGGTTCTGCTCCATAGTCACAATGCCAATTATACTTGTCTCCCTCATCATATTTTGTGATCTGAATTCCCTTTAAGTAAGTCAAATCATACTCCCACAAGTCTCGATTTGCTTTATTGAAGTAATGAGAAAATATTGATGTGACCCAATGATCTTCATACCACCAAGCGGTTTTTGAATTTCTTACTTGAGTTTCAATAATTTCACTTCCATTTGGACCTATGGTTGCTTCCTGAAATTCTTCAAATTCTAAGTTATTGACTTCAGCGACAATCAAATCAATAAGTTCTTCTGGTATTGCAAGAGGATAATATCCAGCTGCATGTGCAATGTTATGGTACTCCATTTTTTCAGTAATTTAAAAATTTATCAGTTTTAATATAACACGAAGACTAAGAACCTTCTTCGTGATCTGTATGTATTCGCACCACATCATCATCCACACATATATTAGATTCCACTGCAAACTTTATAGTTTCGTTGTATGGAACTATCACTGCGCTTCTTCCTCCATCAGTAATAATAAATGATTCGCCATTTTCTACTCTTTGTATTATATTATCAAAATCTTCTTGAAACTCTTCAACTGTAAATTTTTGGAGATCTGAAAGTTCTTGCATTTCCATAAAGTAAATTTTATGAGTCGGGGTGACAGAATTCGAATCTGCGACTTTCGCTTCCCAAAAGCGACGCTCTATCCAAGCTGAGCTACACCCCGCTATTTGTTTCTGTGAATAAACATTATACCCGCAAATGGTATAATTGTCAAACCACATCCACATAGAAAAAGGAAGAAAGGACTTGACGCTAGTGTTTCAACTATATGAAAAATCATCTTCCCCTCCAGTTCTTGTATTCATAGTAAAAGTATTGATCTGCTTCGTCAAGCCCCGATAGTGGGGCATTGACATCCCAGTACGACCACTCAGTACAGAACTGTTTAATATGTATATCGTTAGAAGCAGTCCTCACTCCATACATTCTAGAAAATGCAGACATTGCAAAATGATACCTTTGCCTAATGTGCGGTTCCATTTCCCTTGTATTCTTTGGAGTCATAGTATCCTCCTCTTGTTCCGAAATAGAGTGTTGTTAAAACAAACGGAATAGAAATAAAGATAAGTGCCTCACCTAACATGATGACCACCAAACATATAACGCATACCATTCAAGATTTTTGCTCCGAATGACCCAAGATTGCGTGAGTTAAATCTTTCAAATAGTGCTGTAGTAATAACAGGAGCGGGAACCCCCAGGTCCACAGCGGCAGAAACAGTCCAACGACCCTCACCGCTGTCGGATACGCCTCCAGAGAACTGTTTAAGGCTACCATCCCTGCGTAGCACATCAGCAGTAAGGTCAAGTAACCAAGACCCAACCACGCTACCACGACGCCATAACTCAGCAACTTCAGCAACATCAATATCATAGCAATAGGATTCTGGGTCTGCCATAGGGGCAACCTCTGCATCTCCTTCTTTGACATACTTAGCACCTGCATTCGCATTCTTGATAATGTTAAATCCTTCTGCGTATGCTTGCATCATTCCATATTCAATACCATTATGAACCATCTTCACAAAATGTCCTGCACCTGGACCACCACAATGCAACCATCCAAACTCAGCAGAGGTTACGTCTGAGTTAAATTGAGTCCTTGGGGCAGCGATGATTCCTGGAGCGAGGGCATCAAAAATGCTTGCACAAGTGGCGACCGCAGTATTTCCGCCACCAACCATAAGACAGTATCCACGATCCACACCATAAACACCACCGCTAGTACCACAATCAATATATTGGATACCAAGTTTTGCCAGGCGTTCTGCTCTCTTCCTACTGTCCTTAAAATTGCTATTGCCATGATCAATAATAATATCTCCTTCACTACAATATCGTAGTAACTCATTGATTGTCTCCTCTACGGTTTCTGCAGGTACAACCATCTGAAAAATTCCTGGTTGTTTCCCACCTTTATTGTTATGCTTAACTACTTTAACAAGATTTTCAATGTCAATTGTAATGCCATTGATATATCCTTTTTCAAATGCCTCCTGTGCCTTTTCATAATTTCTTCGATAACCCCATACTTCAATACCTGCTTTCATCATACGGCGAGACATACCTTCGCCCATTCTACCTAGACCAATTAATCCAACTTTCATAAAACCTCTGGATATGCGTGCGTAAGTCCCCAATGTATAAAAAGACCAATGGAGGAAAAAAGAAGAATTGCTGATATTATTGTTCTAATCATCTTCTTCATCCTCGTAAGTAGATGGCTCTTCAAAGAGTTCATCCATTTTCTGCTGGAGAACTCTTTGGTTTAATTTTTGTAAATCTTCTTCTGTAATTGTTGCCATTAGTTCAAAGTAATCTTGAGAAATGGAAGTAAAGGTGGAATAACCCCAACTAATCTTAAAAGTCCCTCAGCAAATAAAGCAAGAACCACCCAACCGACGCACATACTAATGATAGAAGCATTACGGTTGTGTCGTCGTATTGCTGCATCAATCATCTCCTGAACTTCAGAACGTGTGATAAATTCTTCTTGTTCGTGCATCATTTTTCATCGCCAAGAAATTTTGCAAGAGGGTCTCTTCGTGTTTTTACGATTTCAACTGCTCTTTTGTAGAACATATTATCTGTGTTCCCAGAAGATTCAAAAGTTGCTTTGATCTTCACCCAATTATCGTAGGTGTGTTGATCCATCGGTTCGTCCCCGTGATACTACTATATAATAATCACAGGTATTTCACAGTCAACTTTTTGTGTTCATATCGTAACACTATTGAAGAAATTGTTAAATTTGTAACTTAACTTAAAACGGAAGCGGTAGGATTTGAACCCACGAACGCTATTAACGTTGGTTGTTTTCAAGACAACTGCCATAAACCACTCGGCCACGCTTCCAGTAGGAGATTTAGCGAATCTCAAAATCCAAACGACGAACTTTGCGTTGTCTACGTGCTTCCTGCCAAGCAATATCTTGAGAGGTTAACACGTTTGTTTTTGAATTTTCTTTTAAAGAGTTTAGCATAACAATACGAGATAAGTCAAGTGCTGAAATCTTATCTCCACGAATTGTTGCCATATTTGGACATCCACAAGTAACTGTTTTTGATGGGTGTCCTGTTATTTCCTTATTACAGTCTTTACATCTGATTGATAACATTGTTCTTCATTCCTATCATTTCGAAAATGATCTTAACATCCAGATAAATTTACCATGCTCTTCGTTTAAATCATCAACAAGATTTGTAGTTCCTCTTGACTTTTGATTTTCTGCTTCTTCAGCAATTTGGTTTAAAAGTTCTATAATTTTTTTATGACCTTCCAAAAGATCGTTTACCATACCCATAATATCTAGTCCACTATTTGCTTCATCAATATGAGAAACTTCTGTAATTCTTGAAAGTGTAGGAACTGGCTTAATATTCAAGTATCTCATATGTTCAGTAAGACGATCTATTTGATCGGACATTTTTTCATAATGCTTACCAAACAATTTATGATACTCATAAAAATCTTCACCAACTACATTCCAATGATACAGCCAAGTCTTTTGGAAAAGTACGAAAAGACTTGCTTGAGTATCAGAAAGTAATTTATATAGTGTTTCCATTATACTCTTTTTATTTTTATTTATCAAGTGGGCGATACTGGATTCGAACCAGTGGCCATCT